TCTACTGATTTTGTAGGGTTTTCTTCTGAACCTTTGTTGGTTAGTATCTCAACTCCCATTTGGGAAGCACCAACGTCAATTTCTTTTGCCATAATATATTCTCACTAGTTCATAATTTTAATTTATTATATACTAAAAAAGGGGCTGTTGTCAACCCCTTTTCTAATTTTGTTTGACTAACTTTTGTAAGCGTAGTCTGTACCGAGTACACTTGCAATACCAGCTGCAATTATTGCTGCAGATGGTTTACCCATTCTGTAGGCAACACCTTCAGAAGTTTTATTTGTGTAAACCACAAAACCTTCTGATTTAATGGTGTCAACCATTTTAGTTGGGCTTTTCAAATCAAAACGAGTTCTCAGATGTTTCCAAGTTACGTTTTTTCCTTTAGATAAAAGATTAATAATCTTTTCTTTTTTAGTCAGTTTCTTATACATAATTTCTCCATAATGTAAAGTTAATCATCAAGCAAAATTACTTGATTTCGATTGTACGAGGACGTTTTTCCTCAGGCACAATTTGTTCTAACTCAATAGACAGTAATCCGTCCTTGAGCTTTGCAGATTGAATTACTATATCATCTGCGAGGGTAAACTTTCTTTCAAATTTTCTATAGGAAATTCCTCTGTGAAGAATTTCTTCTTCTTCAGATTCATTATCCTTATCTGATTTGACTGAAAGTATTCCATCTGTTAGTTTAATCTCAATATCATCTTTCCCAAACCCAGCGAGAGCCAGATTTATCACATAATTTGTATCACCAACTTTCTTTATGTCATATGGGGGGTATTTGGTGTTGATTTGACCATAACGATTATGGCCATCTAACAGATTTGATTCTAGCCTATTAAAGGTTCTGTCGAACCCAATAGTATAGTTTAGAATTTGTGGAAGTGAAAGTGTGTCGAATATTTGTTTGCTTACCATGATTATTTCTCCTTTATTAAGCAAGATTAAAATGAAGTCCCTTATGGCAACTTCATAGTATATATATGGGGATTGTCATGTTAAATGTCAACCCCCACATAATTTTTTTTAGAATTCACTTACTTCTGTTGTAGTGTTTTCTTCTTCAATTTCTTCTAGAGGATTGATACCAGCGTCAATCTTACTGTAAAGGTCTAAGAATGATTCTTTAGTATCAGAATCGAACCTTGCACAGCACAACTCAATAGACTTTGCTTTATCATTAAAGATTGCAAAGGCTTTTGCAATGTGGTCAAGTCTTCTCGTAGAAATTACAGAGTCAATTCCTCCATCTGCAAACGTCTTTCTAATGACATCTGCCCAAGTGATTAGATTGTCTGCAAACTTCTCATCAACCTTACCATATTTCTTCATTGCACCGACAATAATCTTTTTCTCGATTGCGATTGAAGCGTATGGTTGTTCTAGAGTAATTGCAAATCTTTCAAGGAATGCTTCGTTCAGAACATTAGTTCCAATAAACATACCGTCATCTGAACCTTGCCCTTTTGTGTTGGCTGTGGCCATTACGTTGAACCCCTTCTTAGGAGTTACCCATTTATTTACTTTTTTAAGATAAACACCCTTACCTTCAAGGACTGGTTGTAGACACATTAACTTGTTTGAACCTAAATCAATCTCATCAAGAAGTAAAGTACAACCTCTATTCATCGCCTCAATTACTGGGCCAGGAACAAACTTTGTTTCACCGTTGACTAATCTGAAACCACCAAGTAAATCGTCCTCATCAGTTTCGATTGTAATGTTAACCCTAATCAATTCTTTTTTCATGTCAGCATGTATCTGCTCAATCATAAGAGTTTTACCGTTACCAGATAAACCAGTAACAAATAGTGGATAATATAACCCAGACTGTACAATCTTTTTAATTGTAGCAGTATGACCCCAAGGCACAAAACCTTCGAATTTTGACGGAACTAAATTCTCTATATCACTTGACATAACTAAATTTACACTCATACTTTCTTGAGGAACTTGAACAACTGGAGCAGGGATATTTACTTGAACTTCTTTTACAGTATCTTTTTTAGAGATACTAATTGGTTTAAGTTTGACTTGAGCAAATTCACCCATACCAGTAACCATACCAGATTGTTTTAAATGACCAATACCAATTGACCTCTTAATATCTTTAAGAACTTGTTTGGCTTGGTCAACAGTAATAACTGCCTCACTTCCAAATTGATTAGTTGCCTCAACTATAAAATTTTCTATTGCCTTCATGTTTTCACCTCATTGTTATTATTAAATATCATCATCAAATATACTTTATTATACGACTTTTTTACTGTAATGTCAAGGGGTATTGTTAAGTCATTGTTTTTACTCAGTTTTTTTACCATCATATAATATACCCCTTTTCAAAAAAAACGAATCGATTCGTTTAAGCAACCTTCTGAATAAACTTATTAAGAAGTATTCTACTAGTTACTTTACCTTTAGAAGCCTTTACAAATGCTCTCTTTAGATTTGCTTTTGAAGCACCAACTTCAACATCTAAATCACCACTTTCGATATCTAGTTTTGCACCACCAGGCAAGATATAGTATTCGTCATAACCCTCTTGTTTTGAAACCAATACTTTATTCTTATTAATTTCTTTGTAATACTCAGCAGCTTCTTCCCATGAACATTTCATTTCTTGCATGATTATATCTTTTTTAACATAACCTGCTTTACCAGAACCAGCAACATAGAACCCTAAAATATTCATATCTGGAACTCTCTTCTTTAATAACTTTAAAAGTATAGGAGTTTGAATTTGACCAGAATATCCAAATTTACCTTTTTCGTCTTCCATAAATGTAGTATTTGTGATTGGGTCAGTTATAACTATTTTTTTATCATAGGCACTTATATCTAATTCATCTAACTCATCATTTTTGTTTGACCAATACTTACTTTCTATTTTATGACTAGCACCATCAGTAAGAAATACTGTATTTAACTTTTGAACACCAGTTTCTTTTTTGTATTTTGGTAACAAACTCATTGCAGCTACGATGGCGTGATTTAATGGAGTTCCACCTAACACTAATTTTTTCGGTGGGTTCATTGGATAACCATCATTTCTCCAATCTCTAAAACCTATCCATCTAGCAGCCATTTTCCAAAGATAATCCATCATCTCATCTTGGTCTTTTTTATTCATTTTGTTAGATAAGAAGTTTAATAATTTAACATCACCAACATTTAAATCACCAGATTTAAAATCTTGTATTGGTGTTACCTTTTCTTGATTACCATAAAATCTAGAACCATGCCAATTATCAGTAAATGCATAAACCTCAAATGGAATTTTTACTCTATTACAAAACCAAACTAAATTAAATAATTGTTTTAGAGTTTGTGGTAGATTGTCTGCCATTGAACCAGACCAATCTAAAAACATAACCATTGCATGACTAGTAGCTCCAGGCATGGTAGTTACTTTTTTGAATAGGTCATCATTGAATTTGTAAGAGTGTAAGACACCCATATCTAAAGAACCAGTTTTAGAAGTAGAAGACCTTTTATATAAGTCAGCAGATTTTTTCATCTCAAATTCTTTAACCATATAAGAAATAACTTTTTTACTATCGTTTTTAATAGTCTGAAATTCTTCAGTAGTTTTACTTACGAATAATTTATACTCACTTTGAGTAGATTTATAATTTTCTCTACATAGTTTAAATATTTCATCTGAAGAAATAATTACTTTATCTAATTTTACTTTAGGAATAAAAGAATAATCTCTATCTTTAGCAGTAATATCTCTTACTTCATTAAATTTATTATTATAACTAGTATCAGTAGTAGCAGTAAATTCATTACCTTGACTTTTACCACCTTCTTGGCCATTAGTTATTGTTTCTTGAGTACCGTCAGTTTCTTCTGAGTCTTGTTCTGATTGAGCAGAAGTATTACCTTCTTCCTCATCACCTTCCTCATCATTAGAACCTTGACTTTGACCAGAACCATTCTCATCTGATTCCTCTGAACCAGAACCTTGATTTTGTTCTTGACCTTCTTCTGAACCAGCAGAACTTTGACTTTGTTCTTGACCTTGTTCTTGCTCTTCACCTTGAGAATCTTTGTTCTCTTGCATCCACTTATATAATTCTTCTGAAAGATTTAAAACGTCAGCTTCAGTTTTTACATTACCGACTTTCTCCACCCAGATTTTTTCTTCGTCTGCAAATGGAGTATCACTTGTACCTTTATAGAACAAGTTAATCCTATCAATTAAATTTAATTTTGAAATATCTTTATCTTTAGTGCCAAAGAAATCTTTATCAATTAATTCTTTGTAACCTTTAAGAAATACTGACCTTGAACCAGCATATTTCTGTTGAACCATCTTTTCAATTCTTGCGTCCTCAATGACATTAACGAAAGTTTTCTCAATCTTTCTCTCAATCATTTCATTTAACATATTCTCTGAAGTATACAAAGCATGACCAATCTCATGGCACACTAGTAAATCAGCAATATTATCAGACATCTCATCTTTCCAGATAGGAAGGACTAGCTCTCTGTTTTTAACGTCAAACGAAGCAGTAGTTGCTTGTTTCTGAACTACGTTAATATCTTCCTCAGACAGTAATTTTGCGATTGTTGACTTATTTCTCATATATAACCTCTCTCGTTGAATATACTTTATTATACACAATTATGTATGTAATGTCAAGGGGTAATATAAGTCATTGTTTTTACTCAGTTTTTTTTGGTCAATTCTGAGTGTCGTAAATAAAAAAAACGAATCGATTCGTTTTGGTGGAGCATGAGGGAATCGAACCCACGACCTCCTGCTTGCAAAGCAGGCGCTCTCCCAACTGAGCTATGGCCCCATATAATGTATTGGCGAGAACTTGGTCTACAGTTAGTTGAGTTCTCATTAAGTGTTTGCGCCTAGGACAACCATAACACACCAAAAATTTACTATGATATAAGTTGTTGGTATTCTTTATCTTTTATAAGTCTTTCTTCTGTCTTCTTTCTTAGTTTCTCTGTCAAATCATTCATTTTCTTTTGTTTTTTAAGTGCAAGGTCTAACTTAACTTTACCTACTTTCTCTGTAAAGTTACTTCCTTCCATATGGTCATACTCATGTTGGAATATCCTTGATTGTAGTCCATACAGTTCTCTCTGTATTTTCTCACCATTCTCGTCTTCGTATTCTACTTCTATGGTTTCTGGTCTTTCAACTTTTACCCATAAGCCAGGAAATGATAAACACCCTTCATCAATCAATACCTTCTCATCACCCTCTTTGATTATCTTAGGATTGAAACAAGCAATGATTTGTTTTGTTTCCACATGGTTATACATTACAAATACTCTCTCCATGACACCCACTTGATTTGCTGATAGTCCTATACCCTCGTAGTGTTGCATAGATTCGACAAGGTTATCTTTTAGTTCTTGTCTATTCAACTCTGGGTTGCAATCCTCTAGTTTTACCTTGAGT